TTATGAAAAGAAATTACAGGAAAGGCGTTATGGATCACCGGGTTCAAGATCAGCAGCTGTTGAGGATGCTTTAAGAGCTTCATTTGCAGTTGAAAATAAACAAGATGATCCACAAACTTGGTCAGTTGCTGAGGTTGTAGATCAGATTGGTGCATCAACGCCAAATGAGCCACCATCATGCGAGCATGGTCATATTCTTAAGCAAGGTATATCTAAAACAGGTAAGCCTTATTATGGTTATGTTTGCAAGGGTAAAGTTACCGAGCATGCTAAATGGGCAAAGATGACTGCTAATGGTCATTGGTTCTTTGAGGGGGTTGAATAGTGGGCTATATTGCTTTTATAAACGGGAAAGGCATTCAGGTAGTCATGGATGATAATGGTGTCCATCTCGAGCAAACAATCATAAAATGTGAGGTTTGTGATGATGACCGAGTGTTTAAGGATGGCACATGTTTCAAATGCCACGAATTGATCAACTATGACAAGCCCAACTAGCTTTAAGTGTAATGGTTGCAAAAGAGCCACAGAGTTCTTGTGGCTTGATGCCATAGATATGCCTGATGGTTTCAAGACTTATCAATGTATGGATTGTGGATGTGTTGGAGTCAAGAATGTAGTTGAGGCTTTAAGCGTTCCTGACTCAGACATAAGCAGATGCGATAAATGTGGATCTTGGCAGTTTAAGGAAATGCCATGTCATACATGTAATTTGATTGGAGCAAAGTAATGCCTACTTATGAATACAGCTGCAAAGAATGCGGCACTTATGGATCAGTCCATAGAACTTATAAAGAGGATGATGCGGGTATGAATTGTCCTAGATGTAAAACTGCTATGGCAAGAGTTTATTCAGCTCCGGGCATATCATTTAAGGGTGATGGATGGGCAGGTAAAACCAAATGAGCGAGGCAGGATACGATCAGACTTGGAATCAAACAGATGACTTACGCATTACGACATGCCGTCTGACCTGCGGTTTTGTTAGATGATTTGGAGGCGTATGCTACCCTTAAACGCAAATTCGCTTTCAGAGCGAAAGGGCGATCTGCGAAGCAGAAAGATCGCAAGGTTTGGTTTGGTGATACCTCTGTTCGTAGTCTTGAACATAGCCTTTCTAAAAGATGATTCCGTAGCTCTTAAACCTAAAACTACACACTTCAAGCAATACGCATTCATACAATTAAACCATGACTTCAAAGAGTTCTATTGTCTTGATGAGTTATGGTATAAAGAAAGTAGATGGGATCATAAAGCTAAGAATAAAAGATCAAGTGCTTATGGTATTCCTCAATTGCTTAAGCTAAAAGAAACAGATCCATTCAAACAGATAGATAGAGGATTGAAATACATAGATCACAGGTATGATGGATGTGCTTGCAAGGCGCTCGCACACCATAAGGCTAAAGGCTGGTATTAGTGAGTAGATCAGCATTAAGGGATAGTGGTAGCACTAGACAATGGCGTAATATAAGAGAGCGAATACTTAGACGCGATCAGTTCATATGCCAGTATTGTGGACAGGAAGCCAATACAGTAGATCATGTAATACCTAGACGCTTAGGCGGATTAGATAGTGATGATAATTTAGTTGCAAGTTGTCGTAGATGTAATTTATCTAAGGGTGGGCGGTTTTTTGTGAGCAAGAGAACACCACCGACCCCCCTTTCCTTTTCTAACCCACAAAACACCTCGATCGCTCACGATCAGGCTGGATCGCTTTGAACAAAAACGAATCGTTTGAGTTAGCCTTAAATCAGACTCAATCAGAATTAGGGGGTGTGAAAACACCGCGTATTCACTCTCCATTGAATGATTTGCCGTCAAAAGGTCATGAAATGATTGACTTTGCAGCTGAAATAGGTATCCCGTTAATGGATTGGCAAAAGTTTGTGGCTATTCATGGCCATAAGGTCAAGCCAGATGGTCGCTGGCATCATTCTGAAGCTGGGTTATTGATTGCACGCCAGAATGGTAAATCAACATTTATGATGCTTAGGATCTTGACTGGCATGTATGTTTGGGGAGAAAACTTACAGCTATCCTCTGCTCATAGATTAACTACATCATTAGAAACATTTAGACAAATGGTTGGTTTAATTGAAGGTAATGACAAATTAGCATCTGAGGTAAAAAAGATTAGATGGCAGCATGGTGCTGAGGAATTAGAATTAAAAGGTAATAGACGATTTGTTGTAAAAGCAGCGAACAATGCCTCTAGAGGAATAAGTGCGCCATCTAGCATTCATCTTGACGAATTACGCGAATATAAAGATGAGGATGCTTGGTCATCTATGCGTTATACCATGATGAGTTCAAAGAATCCACAAGTTTGGATTTACAGTAATGCCGGAGATCAGCATTCTGTAATTCTTAATAAACTAAGGGAGCGTGCATTAGCAGCCAGCACAAATCCTTTAGATACGATAGGTTGGTTTGAGTGGAGTGCTGAACCTGATTCGCCAATTACCCTTCCGTCGGGTGAAATCAATTGGCCAGCATTTGCTCAAGCCAATCCGTCGCTTGGAACAACTATTCATCCAGATAACTTAAAAGCAGTTATTAATGATCCGCCTGATATTGTAAAAACTGAAGTATTGTGTTTATGGGTCGATACAATAAATTCAGCTATTGATGTTCAAAAATGGAATTTATGCCAGACTGACCCAATACCATTAGACCCTGACAATCCAACTTGGTTAGGACTTGATTTATCGCCTGATCGTAAATTTGGTGCTTTAGTGGCTACCCAAAAATTGCCAGGAGAAAAGTTTAACTTAGTTTTACTCCACACATGGTCAAACGATTATTCAATTAATGATTTAGCGGTTGCAAACGATATTGCTCCGTATGTAAGAAAATATAATGTTCAGACTGTCGCTTATTCCAAAAGGACTGCACAAGCCGTCGCAAGCCGGTTAGTTCCTGCTGGAATTCCCATTACAGACATGGATGGAGCGATATATGCTGAATCGTGTGATCGATGGTTAGGCGCAATCAATTCCCATCGATTACAGCACGGGGGTCAAGACGAACTAACCCAACAAACACTTTCCGCTGCAAAACTACCCTATGGGGATGGGTCATGGATCATCGGAAGGCGTGCAAGTAGAGTGGCAGTTTGTGCAGCTGTCGCATCTGCTTTGGCAACCTATTTTGCAACACAGGTAGAAACGGAAGTTGATATTCAAATAGCTTAATATATTGACTTTATGGTATATTATATGCTAATGGGATTATTTGATAGATTTAGAGCAACGCAAGAAAATCCAGTTGATGTAGCTGCATCACTCTCACCTTACAATGCGCAACAGTTAGTTGGCGGAATTTTATTTGGAACAACAACTGCAACTCGCGAACAATATATGGCCATCCCATCTGGAGCTCGCGCAAGAAACATAATTTGCTCAACAGTTGGTTCGCTTCCTCTGGAGCAATACAATCATTTTACAAATGAACACATACGACCAAATCGTGTAATTATGCAACCAGATCCAAGAGTTGCAGGTTCAGCAATTTATGCTTGGATCGCTGAGGATTTATTATTATACGGAGTTGCTTACGGAATGGTAATGGATTCTTATGCTGCAACCGATGCTTCAAGAATTAGAGCATGGACAAGAATTGCACCTAATAGAGTATTTGCATCATTAAATGGTAATTCAACAGAAATTGAGTATTACACAGTTGATGGTAAACGAGTGCCACCATTTGGTTTAGGTTCATTAATTGTATTTAACGGATTAGATGAAGGAATATTAAATCGCGCAGGTCGCACAATTAAAGCTGCTGCTGAATTAGAAAAAGCAGCTGAAATGTATGCTAAAGAGCCAATGCCACAAATGGTTCTTAAATCAAATGGCACAAATTTAACTCCAGAGCGTATTACAAAATTATTAGAGTCATGGAAAGCATCAAGATCAACAAGATCAACTGCATTTTTAAATGCTGATGTTGAATTACAGGCTTTAGGATTTGATCCAGCCAAACTTCAACTCAATGAGGCGCGTCAATACTTAGCTCTGGAAATTAGTAGAGCATCCGGCATTCCTGCATCATTTGTATCTGCTGAAACTACTTCAATGACTTATTCAAACATGACAGCCGAAAGAAAAGCACTTATTGACTTTTCATTACGACCAATTTTAACTGCAATTGAACAAAGATTGTCTCAAGCCGATTTCTGCCCTAATGGAATTGAAACTCGATTTGATATTGATGATTTCTTGCGTGGTTCAGCATTAGAGCGTGCGCAAGTTTATGAAATACTAAACCGCATCGGCGCGATGAGTGTTGAGCAAATCCAAGAGGAGGAAGATCTAATTCGATGAAAATTAGTTATCCAATAGAAATAACCGCAGCTGATACCAATAAGCGCACAATCTCAGGAAAGATAGTTACATGGGATGAGCAGGGATCAACAAGTGCCGGATTAACTGTTTTTGAAAAGGATTCAATTGATTTTTCTAAGCCAGTAAAATTATTACTTGAGCATGAGCGAACCAAACCTCTAGGAAAGTTAATCGATATTACTGCAACAGATACAGGTTTAGAAGCTACCTTCCGTTTGGCAAAAACTTTTTCTGCGGATGACGCATTAGAGGAGGCTGCTACTGGACTACGCGACGGCTTTAGTGTCGGAGTTAAAATTAACGAATGGAAAAATGAGGAAGGCGTGCTAAGAATTAAATCAAGCACACTTCAAGAAGTTTCACTAGTAACCGAGCCAGCAATTGATTCTGCAAGAGTGGCGGAAGTTGCTGCAAGTGAAACACCAATAGAGAATTCCGAAGCAGCCGCTGAGGATACAACAACAGAGGAGAACAAAGTGTCAGAGATTACATCTGAAGCTCCTATCGCGACCGAAGCGGTAGAAGCGGCACAAGCTCCAGTTGTAACTGCAAACTATGTTGCTTACACAAAGCCACGCATAGATACAAATGTTACAGCAGGACAATATGTAAATGCACAAATCCGTGCAATTCAAGGCGACACAGATGCACGCGACTTAGTTGCTGCATTACAAATCGCAACAGTTTCAGAGAACACAGGAACAGTTCCACCAAATTATCTACGCGATGTTATTGGCGTAATTGATGATTCACGCCCTTTCATTAACTCAATTGAGCGTGCTCCACTTCCAAATTTTGGGATGAAAGTATTTACTCCAAAATTAGGAACACAAGCAACAGTTGCACAAACAGCTGAAGGTGATGAGTTTTCATCAACAGACACAACTGTTACATTCCAAGAGGACAACATTGTTAAGTTTGCTGGTGCAAACATTGTAAATGTTGAACTATTTGATCGTTCAGACCCATCTTTCGCAGATTTATTAGTTCGCGAGTTAGCTGCATCATATGCACAAAAGACAGATGCTTATGCAGCACAAATTGCATCACAGAATGCAGGCGGATCATCAGGCGCATCAATCTATGCAGCAATCGCTGATGGAATTGCAGACTCTTACGGAGTAATGCGTTTTACACCAAATCGTCTATTAGTTGCGCCATCAGGTGGACAAAATGGAATTGATTTTGCCGGATTACTAGGCGCAGTTGCAGATGGTCGTCCACTATTTGCAGCAGCAGCTCCATCAAATGCCAATGGTTTAATTACACAAGGCAGTACAAACGGAACAGTTGCAGGACTTGATCTTGTAGTTGATCCAAATTACACAGGTGATGATGCAAATACCAAATATGGTCTTGTATATCCATCAGCAGCTATGCGTTTCCATGAGTCAGGAACAATTGAGCTTCGTGCAAATGTTGTTGCTAACGGACGCATTGAAATCGGTCTATACGGATATGTTTGCGTAGTAAATCGCTACCCAACAGCATTCCGTCAATTGACAGTAGCTTAATTTAACTGAGTGCCTATGGTTGCTCCCGATCATAGGCATCCTTTAATGGGAGTAAGGAGATGACATGCCAACCATAATCACAGCCACCGAGTTGAGATCTGTGCTTGGCGTGTCATCTGCCTTGTATGATGACACTTACTTAAATGGCATAATAGACACAAGCGAAAACACAATTCTGCCAATGTTAGTTACATTTAAAAGCCCAATTCAAAAAACAGTATTAAACGACAATGTCGCTACTTTCACTACACTAGGTGTTCATGAATTTACAGCCGGACAATCAGTCGTTATCGCAGGATGCGGAAGCCCATACAATGGAACACGAACAGTACTTGACACAGATCTTGGAGCATATACCTTCCAAGCTGCAATCACTAATGCCGATGTTGCAGAAGCAAATGTTATTCCAAGTGGAAGCGCGACTTTATCATCAGCATCAACTTATGTTGGAAACCAATCTGTTAGATCAGCTGTCTTTGCAGTATCAGTCGAAGTCTTTCAATCAAGAATCGCAGCCGGTGGACAAATCGAAGGAGTAGATTTTACAGCTAGCCCATTTAGAATGGGTAGATCATTATTTAATCGTTGCGTAGGATTATTAGGGCCATATTTAGATGTTGAAAGCATGTGTCAATAAATGCCAGCATCAACAATTCTTTCAGCAGTTAGACAACCACTTGCCACAGCTTTAGCCGGTGTTGCAGGAAATGTTTATGCTTTTGTGCCAGAAACAGTTATCCCGCCAGCAGTTGTGTGCGTTCCGCAATCGCCATACCTTGAAATTGAAACAATTGGCAAGTCAGTAATTCGCTGTCGTGTAAATATGACAATCACAGCAGCAGTTGCCTATAACAGCAATCCTGCATCTTTGGATAATTTAGAGCAACTTATTATGAGCATTCTGGCAGTTATTCCTAACGGATATGTTGTCGGATCGGTCGATAGACCAACAGTTACACAAGTCGGAGCATCAAATTTATTGATCTCTGATATAACAGTATCAACCTATTATCAACAAACAACATAAGGAGCGAAAATGCCTACCACCGTTATAACAGGTCGGGATGTTACCTTCACAATCGGCGGTAACAATTTCGATGCACAAGCTACAAGCGCAACACTTACTGGCGAAATGGATCGTCAGACCTATCAGACACTAGACGGAAAAGTCTTTAAGGTAACTGATAACAACTTTACATTTGATGTTGAAATGTTAGCCGACTGGGGCGCAACTGGATCTCTATGTGAAATCCTATGGGGCGTTGCCGAGTCAGCACCAGATACAGGAATTAACACAGTTATGACAACCGCATCAGGAGCAGTCTTTACTTTTGAAGTATTACCAGTATGGCCATCAGCCGGTGGAACTGCACCAGATGCACAAACAGTTTCTCTTTCATTCCAAGTAATTGGCGTGCCAGCAGAATCTTTTAGCTAAGAAATAAAACGGGAGCAAACAAATGAAACTAGCAATTACAATTACATATAACTCAGGCGAGGAAGCAACTTATACAGCCCAACCGCCTGAGTGGGCTAAGTGGGAGCAGAAAACAGGAAACATTATCAGCCAAGCATCTGAAAAGATGGGTGTTAGTGATTTAATGTTTTTGGCTTATCACGCACATAAGCGCGAAGCAGCTGGTAAGGCTGTCAAACCTTATGA